TATATGGGGTAAAGTTTTAGATACATTAGACTGGATTGCTGAAACAACACCATTGCCTAAAATGCGTCTTGTAGATGATACAAGAAATATGAATGTTCAATTAGGGTTTAAAGATGAGTATGGTACGCGTAAAGGTATCATGTCGTCTGTATTTGGTATATCATTAAAAGATAATCCTGAAAAAGCAAGGGGTATTCGTGGACCACTTATTCATTACGAAGAAGATGGTTTGTTTCCTAATCTTGAAAAAGCATGGGGTGTAAATAGAAAAGCCGTAGAAGATGGTGATGTAGCGTTTGGTTACATGCTTGCAGGTGGAACAGGTGGTACAGAAGGAGCTTCGTTTGAAGGTTCTGAAAAACTATTTTATAATTGTTCTGCATATAATATTTATGGAATACCTAATGTGTTTGATAAAGGTGCAACAGGTGAATCGTTATGTGGATTCTTTTGGGGTGCGTATATGAATCGTAACGGATGTTATGAAGAAGTAAATGGTGAACCAGATGTAATTAAAGCAATGATTGAAATCTTAAAAGATAGATATATTGTAAAATATAATTCATCTGACCCTAATGCAATTACTCAAAAGAAAGCTGAGGAACCTATTACCCCTCAAGAAGCTGTAATGAGAACCGAAGGAACATTATTTCCTGTATCTGATTTAAAAGAATATCTTGAAAGTATTGCTGCTAAACGTGAACAGTTTTTAGCTGAACATTATGTAGGAGAACTTATTAGAAGTGCTTCAGGTAAAGTTGAATGGAAACCTAATTCAGATGTTTATCCTATTAGAAGTTATGATAAAGATTCTAATAAAACAGGAGGATTAGAAATATTTGAAATGCCTAAAACTAATGCTGAAGGTGAAATAGCTCGTGGTAGATATATTGCAGGTATTGACCCTATTGATGCGGATACTGGTACATCGTTATTTAGTATGATGGTGATGGATACTTTTACAGATAGAATTGTAGCAGAGTATTCAGGTAGACCTAGATTAGCTGAAGAGGCGTATGAAATAACATTACGTGTATTAGAGTTTTATAATGCTGAAGCAAATTATGAGAGTAACTTAAAAGGATTGTTTAGTTATTTTGATAAAAAGAATGCTTTACATAGATTAGCAGATGTACCTCAAATTCTTAAAGATATGGATTATGTTAAATCAACTAATTTATATGGTAATAAAGCTAAAGGTACTCATGCAAATAAAGAACTTAATAAGTGGGGTAGAAAATTACAAGCAGATTGGATGTTATCTAAAGCTGTTGGTGATGATGATGATCCTCGTTTAAATTTACATAGATTAAGAAGTTTAGCGTATATTGAAGAATGTATTAAATGGAATAGTGATGGTAACTTTGACCGTGTATCTGCTGCAGGTATGTTAATGATACTTCGTGAAGATAGATATAAAAGAATTAAAACAGCTATTGAAAATCAAGATGTAAAATATAAATCTGTGGCTGATGATAATTTTTTTAATAAAAATTATAAGAAACAAAACGCTATTAAGAATAATTCAATATATTTTAATACATAATAAAATATTTTGTTTTTGAACAAAAATTTTGTATATTGTAAAGTTTAATAAAAAAATATTAATATGTCAAGAATAAATAATTTACAATTACCTAGACAAAAATTAGCTTTTTCTAAAAAGACTAAAGAGTGGCGAAAGGATAATTTGGACTATGCTGATAAACATTCGTTTTATCATAATGAAGAAGTAAGACAAACATTAAAGAATAAGATAATTAATCTTAATCTTTATAATGGTATTGTTGATATTAGAGATTTAACAAATGTTGTTAATCCTCAACAAATTGAAGCTTCTTTTATTCCAGATAATATTCCTCATCACCCTATTGTAGTTCCTAAGATTGATTTATTAGTAGGAGAAGAATTAAAAAGAAGATTTGACTGGTCTGTAGTTGTTGCTAACTCAGAAGCGGTTACAAAAAAAGAAGAAGATAAGAAAAAGTTTTTAATGGAAAAATTAGCTAGTTTTTTACAGGCTAATTATCAAGAAGATGAATTAAAAACTAAAATGGATGAGCTTGGTAAATATATGAAATATAATTGGCAAGACATTCGTGAAAAAATGGCTAATCAAATATTAAAGTATTATTATCAAGAACAAGGTTTTGTAGACAAATTTGCAAAAGGTTTTAAAGATGCTTTAATTATGGCAGAAGAAGTATATCTTGTAGATATTGCTTTTGATGAACCAAGATTAACTAAATTAAATCCTTTAAAAGTACATGCTGTAAGAAGTGGTAATTCAGATAGATTTGAAGATGCTTCGATTATCATTATAGAAGATTATAAATCACCTAATCAATTAGTAGATGAATACTATGATGAATTAAAAGAATCTGATATAGATTTTTTAATGGAATATACTACAAATAGTGGTAGAAGTGCTTATGCTGAAGATTATGATAATCATACATTGTTTAGAGATAGTGCTTCTAATGTAGCAATGTATGATTCTATATTTAACATGGCTGAATTAAACGGTCATGTTTTTGGTAACAATTATACAGATGAAAATGGTAATATTAGAGAACTTAAAGTAAGATGGAAATCATTACGTAAAGTTAAAAAGGTAAAATATTACGACGAATTTGGTGAAACACAATATCGTTTTGAATCTGAAGAATATATTCCAATTAAAGAATTAGGTGAAGAAACAACTGACTTTTGGATTAATGAAGGTTGGGAAGGTACTAAAATAGGTAAAGATATTTATTTAAAAATGCGTCCTTTACCTGTACAGTTTACAAAAGCTAATAATCCATCAAAAGGACATCTTGGAATTATAGGTCAAATATATAATACAAATCAAGGTAAAGCAGTATCGTTAATGGATAGAGCTAAAAATTACCAATATATGTACGATGCTATTTGGGATAGACTTAATAAAGCTATTGCTTCTAATTATGGTAAAATACTTGAATTAGATTTATCTAAAGTTCCTGCAGGATGGGAAATTGAAAAATGGATGCACTTTGCAGTAGTTAATAAAATTGCCGTAATTGATTCATTTAAAGAAGGTAATCACGGTGCTTCTACAGGTAAACTTGCTGGAGGTATGAATACTCAAGGTGGTAGAGTAATGGACATGGAAACAGGTTCTTATATTCAACAACATATTCAATTATTAGAATTTATTAAAATGGAAATGGGTGAGATATGTGGAGTATCTCAACAAAGACAAGGACAAATTTCTAATAGAGAAACAGTTGGTGGTGTAGAACGTTCTGTTAACCAATCATCACATATTACTGAATATTGGTTTTCACAACATGAGCAAGTTAAACTTAGAGTATTAGAAGCTTTTTTAGAAGTAGCTAAAATTGCTTTAAGAAGTGTTGAAAATAAAAAAGTACAATACATATTAGACGATCAAACAATTGAAATTCTTAATATGGAAGGTGAAGACTTTGCAGAATCTGATTATGGTATATTAGTTACTAATACAGCTAAATCAATTGAACTTGAACAAGCTATTAAACAATATGCTCAAGCGTTCATTCAAAATGGTGGTTCAATGTCTACTATCATGGATATTTACTTTAGTCCATCATTAATGGATATGAGACGTAAATTAGAAAATGCGGAAGAAGAAATGCATCAACGTAATTCTGAAAGTTCTCAACAACAAAATAAACTTCAAGAAGAACAGATGAAGTTACAACAAGAAAATCTTGTTGCTGAAAGAGAACTTAAAGATTTAATGAATCAAAGAGATAATGAAACTAAAGTTTATATTGAAGAATTAAAAGCACAATCTGCTTTTGACTCTGAAGGTAATGAGGATGGTATTGAAAATCCTCTTGATCGTGAAAAGTTTGAATTAGATAAACAAAAACGTAAAGATGATTATGTTGCTAAAATGAAAGCGTTAGATAATGATATGAAAAAGCATAAAGATAATGTAGAACTTAAAAAAGAGTCTAATCAAATTGCTCGAATTAAGAAAAAAACTACATCATAAAACGCTATTAGAATTTTCCAAGAATTATTAAAAACTATTAATAGTTCTTGGAAATTTTTAATTTTTATATTATATTTGCAAACTTTAAGAAAATTAATTAGGAAGAAGAAACTTAAAAGAAGAAAATTATGGAAGACAATTTAGACATGAGTATGTTTGGAGAAAATGATGATTTTGAATTAAATTATGATTTTGATCCAACAGAATTAGAAAATGACGATGATGATTCACAAGATGATGATTCACAAATTAAAGGTAGTAAAGCTGTTGAGGACGGTAGTTCAGAGGAAGTAGATAGCGATGAAGATGATCAAGATGAAGGTAGTGAGGATGATGACGATGATAGCGACAGTTCTTCTTCCAACCTATATTCTTCTGCTGCAGCTTTCCTTCATGAACAAGGCTTGCTACCTTCTCTCGACATTGAAAAAGATAAGATAGAATCACCTGATGATTTTGCACAAGTATTTAAAAGAGAACAAGAAGTTCAAGCTAGATTATTAGCTGAAGAATATCTTGCAAATTTAGATATTGAGAAAATTGCAAGATATAAAGCTGAGAATGTATCATTAGAATCTATTACAGAAGATTCTCTTAAAGATAATTTAGAACAAGCTAAACAAATAGTTTATCAAGATTATTTAAATCAAGGATTAGACGAAACCAAAGTTAAAAGAATGGTTAATCGTTTAATTGATTTAGGAGAAGATGCAATATTAGAAGAAGCAAAAGATTCATTAGAATCATTAAAAGAATTTAATTCTCGTAAAATTGAAGCTGAAAAAGAAGCTTATGAAGAAAATTTAAAACTTCAGAAAATTGAACAAGAAAAATTAGATAAAGCAATTAAAGAAAACATTTTTGAGAAAACAAATCTTATTAATGGATTTAAACCAACTAAAGCAATTCAAGAAAAAGTTTATAAAACAATGAATGAAATTGTGGGTAAATCTCCTGATGGTGTTTTTGAAAATCGTTTCATGAGAGAACGTAGAGAGAATCCAATTGAATTTGAATCTCGTATGTATTATATTTATGAAATGACTGATGGTTTTAAAGACTTATCTAAATTAAATTTAAAAGCTAAATCTTCTGCTGTGAAAGATTTAGAAACAATTATTAAAAAAGGAGCATATAAAGACGCTGGAACTCCAAGTTGGATGTCTGACAAAAATAGTTATGACATTGGTATTGGAGATGAATTAAATCTGTAAAATTAAATTAAATAAATAATAACTATGTCAATTGGAAAATTTGTAATGACTAAAGGTCAAGCCTGGTCAGGATTAACATTAAAAAATCACATTGGTGCAATTTTTGGAAGCAAACCACAATTGGTTTCTCCTTTAACTACTGTGCTTTTACAAAATTCAGGTATGAAAAATTTAGATACAACTTTATCTTTATTTCCTGAAAAAGTATTACCTACATCAGACGACTTCGTTTGGAAAGTTGTAGGAAGTGACGAAAGAAACATTCCTTTAGTTGAAGCTCGCTACGAAGGTGTAGTTGTAGATAATGCTACTGTAGGTGTTGGTGCTGGTCGTTCAACTTTTGAATTAGTATTCTCTGAAAAATGGTTTACAAAAATGCATTTGATTGCAGGTCACAGACCAGATGTGTATCAAATGAGAATTATAGAAGATCCTTATGAAGAAGGACAAAATTATGTTTATACTTGTGAAGTATGGGGTGGACAAGAATCATTAGCTGGTATTCCAGGAGATGAGTTGTTACCAGGAATGAGATTCTCTATTGAGGGTGCTCCAGTTGAAGACGAGTTATCTATTCAAGGTGCTGGTATTCAATTTACATCACCTTACTTAATGAGAAACTCTGTTACTTCAATTCGTATGGAACACAAAGTTTCTGGTAAAATGATTGATTGTAAAGTAGAGCCTGTTTATTTTGCAGGTATTGAAACAAGAGATCCTAATACTGGAAAAGTTCACAAATCAGTTACTTGGATGCAAGAAGTTTACTGGCAGTTTGAAAAACAATTATCACGTATTAAGTCACGTACAGTTATGTTTGGAAAAACTAACCGTGATGAAAACGGACGTTTCTTGAATAAAGGTAATGCTAATATTGAAATCAAAGCAGGTTCTGGAATTAGAGAACAAATGGAAGTTTCTAACACTGTAACATATAATAGATTCTCCGTTCGTATTTTAGAAGATTTACTTTCTGAATTATGTGAGGGTAAATTAGATTGGTCAGAAAGAAAATTCATGTTACGTACAGGTGAAAGAGGAGCTGCTCAGTTCCATAGAGCTGTAACAGCTTTAGCTTCAGGATGGCAATCAATTGGTTTTGATAACACAAACCAAAATGCAATTAAACAAGTTGCTTCTAAATTCCATTCAAATGCATTCGTTGCAGGATTCCAATTCACAGAATGGAAAGCTCCTAATAACATTCACGTTATGTTAGAAGTTGACCCTATGTATGACGATAAAGTTCGTAATAAAGTACTTCACCCAGATGGAGGAGTTGCTGAATCTTACAGATATGATATCCTTTACATTGGTTCAATGGAAGAGCCTAATATCCAAAAAGTAAAAGTTCAAGGTTCTGATGAATTAAGAGGTTATGTTGCTGGTATTAGAAACCCATTTACAGGACGTAAAGGTGGAGAAATGCAGTTAATGGAAGACTCTGCTACAATGACGGCTTTAGTTGAAGGTGTTGGAGCAATGGTTAAAGATCCAGGAAGAACTGCAACTTTAAAACCAAGTATTATAGACTAATCAAGTCAATTAGAATAGTATTCTAATTACTGACACGAAAGTGTTTAAATATAGTGTCCTCCTGCACATTTGCTGCAGGGGTGCACTTTAAAATAAAATATTTAATTAAGGAAGAAATTAAAAGAAGAAATGGAAGATATTAAAAATAAAAAAAGTTTTACATTACCTAATGAAACAGTAATTGTTAAATACATTGCTAGAAATAGAGGTATGGCATCTAACGTAGATAAAAATCACGTTATTTCAGGAGGTATGTTACAAAATTCAGTTAAGAAATTTTCAGCACCATTACAAAGAAATGGTTCTATTGCTAATATATTATCTAAAGATGAAAAAGAATTTTTAGAATCAGTTACAGGTTTAGACTTGTCTGTTTATGGAGATTTTTGGAATTCTCATTTTGTAAGTTTACATAAAGAAGATGCTAGTAATATTTTAGATTTATCTAATCCTATGGATTATATTGATTATAAAATATTATTATCTTTAAGTAAAAATGATATTGCTTTAACTTGGGCTGATAGAAATAAGAATCAGACATATCAGTTTGCTATTACTCGTGAACATGAAGAAATGCTTGAAACTAAAGGTAAGTATGATTCTAAGAAAGAAGCCTTTAAATTGTATGGTAAAATTGAAGATAGTAAAGAACAATTACTTGGTGTTTTAAAATTACTTACAAATAAAAATTTATCTAAAGATTCTAAATTAGATTGGTTACAACATGAGGTAGAAAAAGTAGTTGATAAAGAACCGCAAAAATTCTTAAATGTTGTTAAAGATAAATCTTTATTTACAAAAATATTAATTAACGAAGCTATTGAAAAAGGTATTGTTGTTAAGAAAGCTAATAAATATTCAACTGTTGATGGTTTAGAATTATGTGAAGCAGGTGAAGTACCTACTTTTGATAATGCTGTACGATATTTAGATGAATTAAGAAATCAAGAAGTTAGAACAATCATTGAAGCTAAATTAGAAAAAGCTAAATAATTATGACATTACAAGAACTAAATAATGAATTTGATATTCACTACAATAGTATTGCTGGACAATCTGCACCTAATTTAGATGCTTATGAAAAATCAGTATTTTTAACAAAAGCTCAATTAGAAATAATTAAAAATTATTATGACCCTAAATCTAATCGTAAACAAGAAGGTTTTGAAACTTCCGAAAAAAGACGTGAAGATTTAAAAGAACTTATTAAAAATTATAGCAATGCAAGTGGTTTTGATAACATATCAAAAATTCATTTAAGTTCAAGATTTTTCAACATTCCAGAAGATGTATTTTTAATTATTAATGAACAAGTTAAAATTAATTCTTCAGATTGTTTTAATAATACTACAATTGAAGTTAAACCTGTTACTCATGACGAGTTTAACAAACAAATAAAAAATCCTTTTCAAACTCCTGATAGTTCATTAGCTTGGAGATTAGATTATTCAACAGTTAATAATAATAAAGTTGTTGAAATAGTATCTCCTTATAATATTACAGGAAGTTTAGAATATAAACTAAGATATTTAAAATATCCTAAACCTATTATTTTAACTGATTTATCAGTAGCTTTTCCCTCAGAAGGTTTATCGATTGATGGTGAAACAGCACAAAGTAATT